TAGCCCATGCGTGGGTTCCAGTTCCACTCCCGCCTCCTCCTCCACCGCCCCCACCGCTATCCCAATCAGACCACGTACATTTATACATGGTGTTACTACGCTCAACCAAGATTAGGTCGGTGGCATCAATGTTTGCGCGGTTCCCAAAGGTCTCCTTGTAGACCGTGTTACTCCGCTCAACTAACAACAAATCTGAACTAGCAAGTCCCATTATGGTAAAGCAGTTAACGCACTAACGTTTTGAAGCTGGTTGTACTCGATTGTATCCCACGAGAAATTTCCTCCGCTCGCGTACCGAAGGTACTCATTGGAGCTTCCGTTCACCGTGGTAACACACGCTACGGAGGAATTGGAGTTGTTCATAATCTTATAAGCAGAATCCCGGCTAAAGCCTTGGTTCGTGATTCCGCTTGCCCCGCCTCCGAAAAGCATACTCATCGTGGGCTGAGAAGACGTTATAAAGGCTGTGCTGTTGTAGGCGTTACTACCGAAGATTTCTGTGAATCGCTTTCTCGACGGCACACCAGCATCGAACATCATAACCTCATCACTTACCGTGTCTACCGCGCTGGTGGCATCTGTGAAGGCACTTGTTGTTAGACTGAAGGTAGTCCCACTCAGATTTATCCCTGCCCCCGCCGAGTAGGTAGTGTTTGGATTAGCAACCCATTGGGCTGTTCCTCCGCTCGCGTACCCCAAGAACTGTCCTGATGATCCATTTGCAGGAATATGATTATAAGGCGAACCAATCCAATGCGATACGTACCCACCTCCAAAGTTCAGTCCAGTATGCGCTCCATTGAACGTCTGTCCGACATTAACCTGTGCGCCTGCTGCGATACCATCAAGTTTATTCTTAAGGGTCGTAGTGAAGTTCTGCTGTGTAAGTCCTCCTGCTCCTACAGCTATTGCAGAGGTATAAAAAGGAGCCGCTGTATTTGTGGCACTCGCTGCGATACCATCAAGTTTATTCTTCAGGGTAGTCGTGAAGTTTTGCTGTGTAAGTCCTCCTGCTCCTACAGCTATTGCAGAGGTATAAAAAGGAGCCGCTGTATTTGTGGCACTCGCTGCGATACCATCCAGTTTGTTCTTTAGGGTGGTAGTGAAGTTCTGCTGTGTAAGTCCTCCTGCTCCTACAGCTATCGCTGAGGTATAATAAGGAGCCGCCGTATTAGTGGCACTCGCTGCGATACCATCGAGCTTACTTTTAAGAGTTGTGGTAAAGTTCTGCTGTGTAAGTCCTCCTGCTCCTACTGAATATGTCGTATTGGTATAGTTAGAGGAGTGAATAGTCCCTGCAGAAGACGCCGCCCAATTTGTCAAAGACGTTGAAGCTATTGCAGAGGTATAATAAGGAGCCGCCGTATTAGTGGCACTTGCTGCGATACCATTAAGTTTAGTCCTTAGAGTATCCGTAAAGTTTGCTTGAGTTAGGCCGTGGTCTCCCTCGGCGTAAGTTGTGTTGGTATAATTGTGAGCATGGATTGTTCCTACACCTGATGCTGTCCAATCAGGAGTGTTGGTAGCTGAAGCAGCGATACCGTCTAGTTTACTCTTAAGAGTTGTGGTAAAGTTCTGCTGTGTAAGTCCTCCTGCTCCAACGGCTATCGCAGAGGTATAATAAGGAGCCGCTGTATTAGTGGCACTCGCTGCGATACCATCAAGCTTAGACTTAAGGGTCGTAGTGAAGTTCTTCTGAGTAAGCCCACCGTCAGTTACAGCTATCGGAGAGGTATAAAAAGGAGCCGCTGTATTTGTGGCTCCCGTTGCGATACCATCGAGTTTATTCTTAAGAGTCGTAGTGAAGTTCTTTTGGGTAAGACCACCGTCTCCTACAGAGTAAGTGGTATTCTGGTGCTGACTACTGTCCTGACTGTGCGTGTAAGCCGTGTTGGCATTAGCAGAGCCTCCACCTGACCAAGTTAACGCGCCATTGAAAGTTACTGCACCTGTGCTGGCGTAAGAATATCCGAATACTTCGGTTCTTGTGCCAGCGTTGAGTGCATAAAAGGTGATCCAATCGGCTGTTTCTCCACTAGCAAACGCAGGAGAATTATCCCCATTATAGGATATACCTCCACCGTGGCTACCATCTTGAGTTACCTCAACTACGCCCGTACCTTGTGAACCATCTGTACTCTGTCCAATAACTAACTTAGCGACTCCAGCATCGTCAGCGCGGATGTTTAGCGTTGTGTTAGTTCCACCGTCGATTGTTCCACCAGTCTTTAGCAAATAACCAGATAAATCTTGATCAGCCGTAGCTCCTGCCTCTATAGCATCTAACTTATTCTTGAGAGTAGTAGTAAAGTTCTTTTGGGTAAGCCCTCCATCTCCGACTGCTATTGCGGAGGTATAGTGAGGAGCCGCTGTATTCGTTGCACTCGCTGCGATCCCATCCAGTTTATTCTTCAGGGTAGTCGTGAAGTTTTGCTGTGAAAACTGACCAGCCGTTACAGAGTGGGTATGGCTCGTTGAGGATTTCCCCGCAAGAGCGTTGGTTACCGTAGTGGCATAGCTGGCATCATCACCAATAGAAGCAGCCAGTTCGTTTAGAGTATCAAGCGCACCGGGAGCAGCGTCAACAAGGGCATCAAGTTCATTGCTTAATTCTGTGTTGGTAACATAAGCAGATAAATCCTGATCAGCCGTAGCTCCTGCCTCTATAGCATCGAGCTTATTCTTGAGGGTAGTGGTGAAGTTCTGCTGTGTAAGTCCTCCTGCTCCCACAGCTATCGCAGAGGTATAATAAGGAGCCGCTGTATTAGTGGCACTCGCTGCGATACCATCAAGCTTAGACTTAAGGGTTGTGGTGAAGTTCTTCTGAGTAAGTCCCCCATCCCCCACAGCTATCGCAGAGGTATAATGAGGAGCCGCCGTATTAGTGGCACTCGCTGCGATACCGTTAAGTTTAGTCCTGAGAGTATCGGTGAAGTTAGCCTGAGTTAGGCCATGATCTCCTTCAGAGTAGGTAGTGTTGGTATAGGCGGTAGCCTGATCATATAACAGGACATTCCCTGAAGTGTTACCGTTTGTACCTACCCATACCTTCTTATTCGTAGTATTAACTGCAAGCTCACCTAGCTGTAGTCCATCAGGTGTATGGCCAGATGTGGTGGTGGCTGCTAATTTGAGTGTATTTGCCATGTTTCATTATGAACCCCAAGTCACAGAACCACAATCAACCGTGCTGTTTGCAGAAATCATAGCTCCAGTTGTGCCGGTTACTGTGTTAATCGCTGCCAGAGTGAGCGTATAGGTCGTATCAGTCCACGGCACATTAACAAACATCTTCTCTGAGCTAAGCTCCACGGGGTAATTCTTGCCTGACTCGACATATCCAATCTTAACTCCACCACGTACAGTACCACTCGCCAGATCGAGTACAAAAGCATTGGCTCCAGTCGCAATTCCATTAAGTTTAGTCCTGAGAGTATCTGTAAAGTTAGCCTGAGTAAGCCCATGATCCCCCTCTGCATAGGTGGTGTTGGTATAGTTGTGGGCATGAATCGTCCCTACTCCAGAGGTAGTCCAATCAGGAGTATTAGTGGCACTCGCTGCGATACCATCAAGCTTAGTCTTTAGGGTCGTAGTGAAGTTTTGCTGAGTAAGTCCTCCTGCTCCAACGGCTATCGCAGCGGTATAATAAGGAGCCGCTGTATTAGTGGCTCCCGCTGCGATACCATCGAGTTTATCCTTAAGAGTCGTAGTGAAGTTCTTTTGGGTAAGACCGCCGTCTCCTACAGCTATCGCAGAAGTATAGTGAGGAGCCGCTGTATTAGTGGCTCCCGCTGCGATACCATCGAGTTTATCCTTAAGAGTCGTAGTGAAGTTCTTTTGGGTAAGACCACCGTCTCCTACGGTATAGGTTGTGTTGACTCCAGTAATTGTCAGCTTCGACGCATTGGTTCTTGCAACTGAAACGCTACCAGCACCTACGACTTCAACATCCTGCCCTGAACCAGAGGATGGGTTCAATGTCAGCTTAGTAGTTGCATTAGCTACGTTAAACGTATAGGTAGTATCGGAATCTGTAGGGAGCGCACCAAATGTACCATCGTGTTTCAAGAAGTGGCCTACAGTTCCTATTGTCGGAACAAGGTTTCCATTACCAGTACCTATAAGAGTACGCATCTCACCGCCCGTTTGATCAGCCGTTGCGCTGGCTTCAATCCCGTCGAGCTTAGACTTGAGGGTCGTAGTGAAGTTCTTTTGAGTAAGACCCCCGTCTCCTACGGTATAGGTGGTATCCACATAGCTTCCTGTAATAACGTGGGAAGACTTAAGTTTGGTTGTGTCATGATCCCACTTTATTGAAGCTACGTCAGAAAAAAGTAAACCACCCTCATCAAGATTAGCTGAAGTTGACCCATCTCCTAAAACAAAGGTCTTATCTGCAACGGTAACTGTAGTTGAACTGACCGTAGTGGTATCACCCTCAACAAGTAGATCACCCTTAATTTTAACCTGTGAGTTAACATGACCGCCTATGGTTATAACTGTTCCATCACCTACAGTAGCTCCAATCGTACAGTCAGCATTAGTAAAATCTAGTCCTGTTAGACCCGCGATACTCGGAGCAGTAGCACCTAGAGAGACCGCTGTGCTACCTATGGTTACGCTGGAGTTTGCCAGTTCAGCGTTAGCTACGCCGCCAGCTTTAATGGTAACAATAGAGCCATCATCATTCGCGTAATCAGCAGCCGAGATGGCAAAATTATCCGCTGAGAATCCTGCAGCACCGGGAGTAGTCGCCGTGGCTTGACGGCCTACAATTTCAAAAGGAGCGGGCGAGCCATCCGCAGAGTTATCTGTCGCACGGCCAATCCATAAGCGGTTCTCGCCGTTGTTCCAGCCTAGTTCTCCGAATTCAAGCTGAGACCCCGTAGGGTTCGCAGTCGCGTCATGCGCGGATCGTTTAATTTGTAAGTTATTTGCCATTTTATTAAGGGGTTATATTAAGGGGTTAGCTTCCGCTCCAGTTAGCTTGACCAGCATCAAAGTTTGATCCTGAACCTGTGGAAGGGAAAGTTTTGTTTAAAACAGTCTGTGCGCTGTCAGTATCGACAAAATCGCCTGATGTTCCTGCTGCTGTTTTCATTTTTGCCAATGTAAGTTCGTAATCAGAGAAATCCGCAAGGGTGTCTTCCAACTCCTGCGTTCGATATAGAGCATAGTTATTAGAGTTGTCAAGGTCTGTTTCAGTAATTGGTGAACCAGCCTGAAAATTCACATAATGTGTAGATTTAGGTGTAATGCGGCGAATCTCAAATTGATACGTGCCTCCATTCGTCAGACTAGGGACTTCGAGAAGCTTGCCTGTAATGGAGTAATCATTGAATAAGCTGAGCTTATCCTGCCCCGCTTTTACAGCCGCCTGAAACGCTACGAGGCTTTGTCCCGCTGAAGATAATCGTAACTCCACGTGGCTATTGTTAAGCCAATTAAAAGAGGCATTATCAGGATTTGAAATAGTATGACTAAGAAGACCTGAGCCATTCGCCGCAGCGTTTCCATAATATTTTGACAGCCCCATTTTAATTCTCCAAAAGTTTTTTCATCTGGCTCTCTGTTTGCCAGTTGTAAGTTTTCACAGCCCCTAACAAATTGGGGTACTCTACTAATACTCGATTTTTCGCTCTATTTCTAAACCGTGACATTAGGCTTTTTACGGCCTTTATCCGAGGGTCTCGAAAGGTTCCTTGGTGAAATAGCTCACCCTTATCTGCCATCAGACTTGCTTTCTGGTAAGCAGGACTGTCAAACAGCCGTTCTAGTGCATTTCTAATGGTAAGTCCATTGATTTTTTCCTGACCTATGGCTTCTTGGAAACGATCAAAAGCTGATCTTCCGTTATCGTCAAAGAACTTTCGCATATCCAAGTGGCGAGACCCTTTAATTCTGGCGGTAGGTGCGCCAAATCCATAGTCCAGATAGCCAATCTCATCCAAAACCTTGTCATTCTTGGCCTGACTAACTAGGAAGGGATTCAATCCAGCGGCCCAAACCGTAGGGGCATACATGGATTCAATAGGGTCACCTAGGTAATTTCTCATAGGCTCGACGTACTTTGCAGCACCGGGAATCCTGACTGCTAACCCTTCCAGTATCCCGTAGGTCTTCTTCATGTAATGATCATCCGTAAGCGGCGTCCATTGGGAGACTATTTTAGGAATATAAGAACCTGATTGCTTCTTCAGGAGGGCTTTCAGTTTGGTTTCAGGCTCCAAAAAGGCCTGTAGCACGTTATTTATGCCTGACAAGTAGCTCTTATCAGCGATATTATTAGAGACTGAGTAGGCTCCAGCGAGCATCACAGCGGTAAATCCATCCTCTTCAATATCCCCAGCCTTACCCTGCTCAGCGAATTTCTCATAGGTATCCGCTGCTAAGCCTAGAACCGAAGAGAAGGGGTCGAGACGGGAGTAAGAGATATACTTATCGTCAATCCTAACAGAATACGGCCTCCAGCCTGTGGCAATTAGATTAGTGCGCTCTGAGGGATTCGAGGGGCCACCGCCTGTGATAACCCCTGAACTAGCTAACCCAATACTACTCACCCAATAAAACCGTCCTGCCCAGATTCTCCCAGCAGCTTCAGCCATTCTTTGCGGGTCACCGCTGGCCATATCTGCCTGATATCTAGAGTGCATATTCTTGAGCCATTGGTACTCCTTCCCTAGCATAGTCCCATTAGGAGAAATAACGCCGGGAATGCTCATCCTTTGAAGAGGAAACTTCAGGATGTTCACCGGGGTTTTCACAAAGGGCATGACCAACCTCAAGAAGGGATGTCTATGCACCATATCCTGAGTATCCTGCATCAAAGAGCCTGCCTTCGGGGTCTTCCCTAAGCTCTTCAAAAAGACTACATCTTTATCCAACCTACGGGTATACGTTACATCCTCAGCCCAATCCATAGCTCGTTCCGATAACTTGCCTTTATTCGGATTGTAGTGATGAGCAACGTAATCATCGAGGAAAGCGTCTCTGTCTCGGTACTGTTCAGGAAACTCGCTCGTAGACTTCTCGTTGAACCGAGATAAGATTTTACCGTGTTCCCGATAGGCTTCATCTTGAATTGCTTTACCTGAATGCCTTTGACCATTCTTGCGAATTAACCCTGTGAAGTTATCAGCGATATAACGAGCGATATCCTCAGCCTTGGTGAACCCAGCATCTAGTGCGTCTGCACTTAGCTTGGACATTGCAGTAGCTCTAAAGGACATCTGCTTAAAGAGTTCATCAGTTGTAATCATCATACGCATAGGAAGACGCACGATATTCCCAACATACTCCAAAGTAGCTCTTGCTCCTAAACTGCTACCAAAAAAAGACCCGTCTGAAGCTTCACCCAGCAGATCGCCAGAAATGGCATGAGGCTGCTTAACATCAAATAAATCTGAGTTCTGACTCAGCGTTCCCTCGCCGTGTCTGAAAGATTTCCTAGCTCCTGCGACAGCACCCGTTGCTTGTGCTAAGGGGCCAGTACCTTCTTGTCCTCGTTTAAAAATCTTAGCGCGATTCGCGTGAAACCCAGCGTTATCAAACATACCTCCCATGTGCTTGAAGTTGTTCCAGCCAAGTGATCCAAGCACCCTAACTACAGAAGCATTGATCATTGCTGTTTGGACTAGCTGATCCATCATCACTTTAGCTTGAGCAGGATCGAGGCGCATCATAGACCCTAACATTCCCTCTAAAGGTTTGTAATAGAGATGAAGACCTGTGGACACAAAGTTAACCAGTTGAGTCTTCGTTCCACTAAGAATGGAGTTAAGCCAATACTCGTTATGAACGTCAATACCTCTAACGGTCTGTGCTAGGTATTTCTTAGAAGCAATCGCTTCACTCACAGCGTCATGTCTATTGGCTTCCATAACAGCGTGTAACCTCTGTGCGTGTTTCTTTAGCTGTTTTGGGTTGCCATACTTCATCTGGTCAATGTGCTGTTCCATATCGGAAAACACAGCCTTATGAAAATCTTGTTGAGCGCGGAGCATCCTACCTGAAGCTGTGGCAAGCTTTTGGATATTCGACACTTTCATGGCTATCCGCTCTAGCTCAGCATTGTAGGCCTGCTGTAACCCTTTGTTAGCCGCCCACTCCTCATCAGACATCTTCGAAATGTCCTCCGTTAGTTGCTTCAGCTTTTTGACTTGGATAATGGAGTCCATTTTGTAAGCCACAGAACGTATGTAGGCTTCTTTTAAGACCTTAACATCCTGTCGCATGGATTCGTCCATGCTCGTTGCGGGAGCTAACTCACCGTACAGCTTTCTAAACTCACCACGGCCTTGCCTTATACGCTCAGCCATTGCGTCCCTGCCTATCGCGTTTGAATCAGCAATGTCATCAATGGCATTGAGAACATCTTCCTCCAATATAGCTGCTGGGCCTCTACGATGAGGGTCTTTAACAAACCCAAGAGCATCTGCAAGGGTATCCACATCTTTCTTTTTGAAATTAACGGCTTCATCAGGGAGGTTGGAGAACCCTTGACGGAGGTTGTGGATGAAAAAGGACATTACACGGCCAGTCAGGTACTTGGAACCTATGTCCGTCATCGTGTTATCGATGTTAATAATCTTTGCCGCCTCGTTCATCGCGTCAGTCACGCTCTTTCCACGGGCTTTCCCAGCGTTACGCAGGATTTCAACAACCTTACGTCCAGCTTCATCATTGCCTTCTCCAAACAAGACACGAAGCTGCTCACTTTCTGTTAGTTGCAACCCCTTTGGAGCATCGGGGTCAAATTCATACTTATAGAAGTCGCCAATCCCCTTGCGCTTGGCAGAGTTCATGGCGTGTTTTCTAACACGTAACTCGTAATTAGCATCGGACTCTCCTCTCAACTTAGGAAAGCGACTTTTGGCTGTCTCTCTCTCTATTAGATACCTTTCATAGTCTTCATAGTTGGCAAAGACATCTTTAGGTATTAGTTCGTCTCCAACCGTTTCGTCTTTCCACCCTTTCCAATGTGTAGTGGCAGCATCTCGATCTATGTGAACGGTTTTCTTACCACCACTTACTGTAGTTGCTGTTAGGGAACCGTTGAAAGGTACTTCATCAGGTTTAGCTATTTTAACTGCTAAGTCTCCTTCGTTTAAAACAGGCAATGTTGTTTCAAGGCTTCTGTCTGACCCCAGCTTATCAAGATAAGCGTTTTCCAGATTGTTGTCATATTGATTCCATTTGCCTGCAGGAATCACAATAGGCTCATCCGAAACAACACGTTGTTCGATCTTACCTCGTGTCGTACCTTGGCCTTCTAAAACGTCCAAGTCTTTTACTGCTGCTAACCATGCATCTTCATCTATTTCAACTATAGAGGCGACAAGTCCTTCGTTTTCAGCAAACTGAGCAAGCGTATCCTCGGCTTCAGGGGGGCCATCGGGATACCATTGCATCACCGCCCCCTCATCGTCCCCATAGATGTTCATCTCTGCATCACGAATCTTCTGATCAACATCTCGTACAGCGTAGAAGCGAGCAGTTTGAGGGTCATCAATGACAGACGTACCCTCAGAATTAAACATGGAATCAAATCGATTCTCTATGACGAGATCGCCTTGTTCATTAACCGTGATCCTTTGCTTACTACTTCCACGATATACTTTCCCTGAAGCTGCTACGCTAGAAAGAGGGATATGCTGCCCTGTCTTATCAGTCCAAGCAGTCGAAGGCTCTCCATAATACTCTGAAGGGTCTTGGGGAGGAGGCACTTCCTTAGAGCGTTGTTCATACCTTACAGGTATTGATTCGTCCTGTTTCACAGGCTTCGTATCATACAAAGCATCGTCACCCTTCAAGCCTGCAGACGCCTCGTTAACGGTATCGTCATCCCATGACCTTGGGGCCATTGTCTCGTCTTCAACGTCTACACGATCCTTGCGTTTGAAGGCTTCGTCAGCCTCCGCAGCATCGTGGGCAGCAACGCTTGCGTTAGTCAGTTCGTCCTCTGCTTTGTTAATCTCTGCGACAGTATCTTTATCTCCTCCAAAAGCTAAATCTTCAGCATCCTGTAGCTTCTGCTGTTTCTTAGATAAAACATTAGCTCCTGCTTCTGTTGCATCGGCTCCTATCTTTGCTGCCGCATCGCGTCCAGCTAGAATGCGCCTAAGCCCAGAGGAGGTGGTACGTCCTGCAGTTTTTGCTGCGACCTTTAGAGAAGCTGCTAGGTAGTTGAAAAAGATACCAAATACAGCACCTTCGCCTGCAAACTTCATACGCCCAAGCGCGTTACCTTGAAAGGCGTTCCAACTGTATGTTATGGACTCACCGAGTTCATTCGCTGGTGCGTTAACCCAGTCTGGGTTTGCTTCTATAGCCTGCTCAACAATAGTCTCTAGTTCGCTATGTTCGTTAAAGAACCCCTGCAACCAGTTTACAAGTAACTCCTCATCCTGCCCTCTCCAAAAAATACCTTCAGCAATGACGCCTGTTCCAACGCCTTGTTTTCCCACTTCAAAAAGCTTCTGGGGGGTTAACCCACGTTCCCTAGCGGCTCTATCGGCTGCTCGCTTAGACTTCGCCATGTCGCTTACATAAGCAGCACGGGTCTTATCGTCCATCGCAGCTATTTGTTTATCAGACTTTGGCCTCCCACCCCAGCGTTTCGCCTGATCTTTTGACCAAGGGGCTTTAGTCTTAGGGCCACCTCCTACCCGCTTCATGACTCGATGCCCTAGTAAGTAGGAGCTTACTAAGTGGCTTCCTATTTTAGATAATTCGAAATTAGTACTATGAGGATTATCAGGGATGTAATCAGAAAAAGTAAATACTCGTTGATCGGCTCCTGCGAAATCAGGAATAAAGTTGGCAGCGGCTTCACCTGTTTGAAAGACGCCCTTAGCGGCTCCTTGAAGAGTGTTATCGTACCAAGAGCGTTCCTGCATTTGGCGATCTTTATAGTCAGTCGTATCTTGATTCTTGTACCAAGAGTTTAACTGAGATTGATAAATATCCAGTTCGCTTTTAGTTGCGCCCCCTAATTGTGTTTGTCCTACAGGCATTATTTCTTTGGTTTTGGCTTATTGATTTTTGGCTTCGGAACCTTATCCACAAGCTTCTGAATGGCTTCGTCTTGAATCTGTTGGATTATCTCTGGGACAGTAGGCAAGGCGTCTGCTTTAGGTGTAGCCCCTTTCGGAGGAGAAGTGCGATACCGCTCTGCTTCTCTCTTATTAGCCCCTTCCATTACTTCTGCTGTCCTTTGTTTAACACGATCAGGAAATAGCTTATCCAAATATTGCTGAACAGCTTTACGTTCTTTCGGATTTTGGATTAAGCCTCCTATTTCTTTCTTCTGCTCTTCGTGAACCCAAGGAGCATCGGGAGTTAGCCTCGTCGGACGGCGCACTTCACCATCAGGGCCGGGAGGTAACTGTTCTACTGCAGGCTGTATAAGTCCATCAGGAGACATGGTTTGTTCCATCTCAGGAACCTTCCCTCTGTTGGGAGTCCCTTCACGAGGCTCGTGTAGACCTTGAAGATGAAGCCTTTCGTTGGCTGTCTTCGCTCCCCAAGGCTTCAAACGGTTAAACGGTGAATCACTTTGGGCTTCCTTATGAGGAATAGTGAGTGGAGCTACACCAAAGACATTGGTGCGGTCTCCATAAAATCCTTTTGTATACCCTGATCTTTTTATGAGGAGGTTGACAGCCTTAGCTCTCGCGCTGTTCATCTCAGCACCACCACTTAAGACACCAACGTAATGCTCAGTACGTCTCTTAAACTCGTCAGGATCGATCCTAAGTCCTGTACCGCTTGTGCTTCTTCCAAACGGAACCCACATCTGTTCCATATCAGGAAGATTATGCGGGGAATTATAGTTCATCTCAGCTAAAGCTACTTGCTGAGCTAAGATGTATTGTTGTCCAATTCGATCCCGGCGGGGGATTGCGTTAAAATCTAGTCCAAGTTTATCAAGGCGTTCTTGGGTTTTCTCGACATCACCTATTTTTCCAAACTTCCGTACTTCTTGACTTCCGTACTTGCTATCCTTAGAAAACTTCTTGCCTGTTAACGCATCTCCCGCATCCCCAAGCTCAGGTTGCCCCAGCGTTTCTGAACCTAAAGAATATTCTGCCCCTGCGCCATCTCGCTGCTTACCGCTCTCAATGGTGTAATATTTAGGCGCAGCAGGGAGTCTCCCTGTAGCTCTTCCCAACATATTTCCATCTAAATCTACCGTAAAATCGCGCCACCACGTTCCAAAACGGCCAAGCTGCTCACCTGACTCCGCAGCGTCTTTGATTTCATACCTATAGACGGGGTACTGTCCATTAGAGATTACTCCAGATATATCTTTGAAAGCCTCCCAGCCAAACCCATCCTCAATATTATACTCTTCGTTCAACACTTTCTGATTGTGTTGTAGAAAGCGGTCAAAGTGTTGCTTTTCAGCAGGAGTCCACGAAGTGTTCTGGTATATGGAGTGGTCAGAGCCTAAAAACTCCGATACCACGTGGTTCTCGATCTGATTTGAAGCGGATTCAGGCAACTCCTGTGGCATACGAGCCATGAACTTAATCATTTGGCCCCGCATCTTCTGATCATAATCGGTATGAGCTTCTTGAAGTAAGGCGAGTTGCTTAGGGTCTTCCAAGTTATAATTCTGAGGATTGATATCCTTACCGTGCATGAGCTTCCAAATCTTAAAGAAACCCTTGGCCTCACCTGAAAACTCCCACTCACCTATTTCAGACGCATTGATCTCTACGTTAAGATCATCAATCTGATCCCATGAAGTGTAGAGTAAGTGTGTGTTAGCTGATAACTGGTGAGTAACCACATTGAAGGGAACTTCTAAGTCATCCTCACCTTCAACAGGAATGTTTAGGTTGTAATCCTCCTTGAAATTTCCGTTCTCATCTATCCATTGACGCCAATCTAACCCGTCTCCCATCATCTGAGAATTACGTAGATATTCTTGGTGGCCTTGAATAGTTACCAGTAGTTCTTTTTGAGCATCAAGGTCTCCAACTTTCTGGGCTTCCCTATATTTACCCATAGTGTTTCCATAGTTTTCAACCTCTCGATTAAACTCTTCTTTTCTAAGTCTACGTTTGTCGTTGAGAGCCTGCTTTAAGCTGAAACCACTTGGCCCTGTCCAAAATTGAACTGCTGAGTGCGTACCCGTAGCTCCTTTTTGATTGTCGTTAAAAACTTTCTCGTTAGTTGATTGTCCTAAGTCTCTAAAGTGAGACTCCATCTGACCTTCAATACTTGTAATAGTATCTTCAGCCTTTTTAAGTTGCGCTCCAAGCTTAAGCTGCTGTGCCTCTCTTGCTGCCTGTCCTTCTGGACTCCACCTAAGATGATCTTTGTAAACCCTTGTGTAGATGTTGACTCGTTTACGCATCTCTTCAGTCAACGCTGTCTTAAGGTCGGTGTAACCTTTTTCGTCCCAATGTTTTTGACGCTCAGTTGGATCAGGGTGAGCGAGGTGGTAACGGTTCAGCAGCTTACGGGCAGTCTGCTGGATGTCTTCCTTCATTGCGTCGAGGGCTTTGTGCGCTGCCTCTTTCTCAAGCGAGCTAGGCTTAGCAAGAGATACACCTTCAGCATCAGTTAGGTCATCTGCTTGACGAAACTTATATTCAAACTGAGGTGCAATGACTTCCTTGAGAAGAGAGTCAGACGATCCATCAATAATGGAGGTAATAATATCCTTCTCATCACGCTCAAGTTGAGTCCAGTTGTCGCTAATGTTGACATGGGATTCAACCATCTTAATGGCGCGTCCTATGGCCTCATCATCTTCGCTTTCAAAAGTTTCGTTCTGAGCATCCTTAAGTTCCGCAAGTAACTCAAAAGGGTCAGTTAGTTTGTCTCGACCTGATGCGAGATTAGAAGCCATCTGAATCAAATCGTTCTGCTTAGCTAATGCTGAGTTATCCAGAGACCTTTCCATTGCTGCTGTAAGAGCGAGTTGGACGCCCACGGCTTCTGGTTTAAATGTAGGGTTAGCCCAGATAAAGCGATTAACTAACGCTTCAGGATTCAAAAGTTTTCTAGCTGCAGCACGGGCGTCATCTAAGTTCGAGGCTCCTCCAACGGCATCGCTGAACAAGCCTTGAATCTCCTTGTAGAATTCGGTCTTCTTCAAGAAAGGACTCATGTGTTTCGCAAGATTATCCTGCAGAATTTCGCCGTAGTCTTCTTCCTTCTTCATGAAGGCAAGGTTATCGCTATAAACAGCGCGACTCATATCTCTCACCATGTCTCGATAGACATTCTGTGAGTGGTAGTCGCCGCCCTTGCGTATCCACTTTGAAGTAAAGCGTTCGTCTTTCAGTAAGATGTCAGCAGCCTCTTGAACACCCTGTTCATTGTAAGGAAAAGGGATGTGCTGAAGATCGTTGTTTGCGCGGTCTTTAATCTCTAAGTCAATGATATGACTAACTCGCTTTATCTCCTCCATCTCACGGCTATACTGCTTATGATGAGCCATTGCTTGGACATCAAACATCTTCTCAGCAAAAGAATCTGAATCAAGGAAGCCGCCGCGCCCATCACCGCCACCAGAAGTACCGTCCATAAAACGCTTAAACATCTGATGGCGTTTTCCAGACTTATCCTCACGGGTCATCTTCATGACACGCTCATAGACAGACTCCAATATTAGTTCGTTGTCTGGGTCTTCAGCTAGGTCTAAGAAGACTGGTTGAATAACCTTTTGAAATATTGCCTGATTAAACGAGTGATTGTCATCAGGGTATGAGGCCCATTGCTTACTGATGTACTCCCGTAAGGGTTTAATGTTTATCGGGCTTCCCGGCTGCTTTGTGTCAGGCTGGTTCAGCTTAATGACATCCAAAAGATGATTACGGGATTGCTCATAGAAACTCTCTAAAACCTCGTTACGGTCTGACGCTACTTTTTCTTGTAAGAAGGGAGCGATTAGCCGCTGCCTTGCGTCCATCCATTTAGGAGCGTAGCCAGCATCCCAATAGCCTCCTTCTTTCTTATTCTCAGGCTGTCTCTGTCGATGTGCAGCTAAGTGCTGCTCTGCAATCTGCTCAGCTTCTTGAGCAAAATTATCTCCCTTCTTAGCTAATTCAATAGCTGCTAAAAACTCTTCATTAGTCCTTAGAAAATCAGCATCTTTATAAGCTGTGTTACCAGCTATGTTCATGATCTGATTTCGGTAGACATGGGGATTTCTCCATTGAGAATACCCAGCTTTCCTCAAGCCAGTCTTAAAGTCGTAAGCATTATCGGAGACACTCTGTTCCATCTCCCGCAAATACTGATCAGCTTCATGCATCCCACGCTGAGTCTTGCCCAGCATATACTTCTCAAGCACAGGGTTAAACCTATTCAAGGCTGCGCCGAGTTGCTGCAAGTCTGTCCCTCCCGCTGTCTTCTGCGCTCGCCCAACAATAGAGCCAACCTGTGACTGACCGGGATTGGACGTAGGGATTGCTCCTAAAACGTCTTCTGGGCTGGGATTCCAGCGTTTTGCTCTAGCTGCCATTAGATGTCCACCTCTCCGCTAATATCTGGACTCGCTCCAAAGACTTTATCCTTGGGTTTAAAGCCTTGCCTAGTCTTGTAGCTGTCATAAGCAGACAACATTCCACCAGCCGCTTCCAAGCCGTAAGCCAATTCTGAAGGCTGAGCGACAGGAGAGAAAGTAGAGACCAGACGGCCCTGAACCTGTGAAGCTAATAGAGATTTATCACGATCCCACTTAGCTAACGCTGTGTCTTCCTTGAGGTATTGGGCTTCTAACCACCTAGCCTCATAAGCATCAAATTCCTGCTGGGCTAGTTCTAGGCTAGTCCCTTCTGCTCCTGATTCTGCACCTGAAGCAGCAGCTTTAGCAGACATTGTGAGAGCCTTACGTTGAAAAGATTCCCGCTGTCTAGCTGAAGCATCTAACTTCTCTCTCACATTCGAGGCTAGAACAGTCTGCTGCATCCCGTGTTGTCGCTGGATATCAGCAGCCACAGCATTCTGATGATCTAGGGTTGCCTCAGCTTGTTGCTTCGCGCCTGCATATTGAGCAGCAGCAGAGGCAGCAGAGACCACCATCATGGCAATCGTTGTGGGTTCGCAGGCTAGGATGTAGATGGGTTCAATCATTTTTTCTAATAAACACTAAGAAGCGTCTCTTCTCCAACCCATAGTCCTCGAAGGTTCGAACAAAACGGAAGCCAAGCCACTTGAGCCATTTAATATAAACTGTCTGTCGTGAGTCAATGATATTAAACAGAACCTTATGTTTCTTGTGTAATTCATTTACCCACCACTTGGAGTTACGTAAAAATTTGAGTGCAATTCTGAACAAATCATCAGTTCCGAGCATCCAGATAATGCCGAGATCGGTATCTCCAGAGTCGTTGACACCAAAAATTGCACAGGGATTGTCACCGTCTCGGAGGCAGACCGTGTAGGCAAATTCAGAGTCGTTGATTCCATCTTCAATGACGGATACAGGAGACTGCTTGGTGAGGGCAGCGAGTTCATTTCTGTCAGCAACCCGTAAATTGGGGCCGAGTGCGGCTGCGTCTGATATGGTAGCTGTCCTAACATAGGCCTTTCCGTAGTCCCATCTATCCCCATCTAGTGGCTCGTGAGTATGCTCTTCCTTCATAATCAATACTTAAAAAATCAGAAGGATACGGAGTATCGTTACTGATCTTAATGTTAACTCGGTCACTCTTTCCCATGATTCCAAACTTGTAAACTCCTTGCGACAGAGTAGAGGCTCCCTCTATTGCGGTAGCATATCCTAACTCTGTTCCGTTAAAAGTGTGTGTGCTACTCTGCGTAACATTCTGAGGAAGATGGGTAACAGCCACATCAAAGCTACGAGCATTGGAAAACTCTAACGCACCTCGGAATAACTGATGGCGTCCACCATAGAGTGGCCCCTTGCCTTCACTCTGCGCTTTACGGAGATAAGGTTTAGAGAGTGTGTACTCCATTGTGTACGGCTCACCCATGATTAACTCCTGACCTCGAAGATCAACACCAGCAAAAACCGCATGGGTAGAAGTAACGGAGGAGGCAGTTAACTGTGTGTTGTTCGCCAGTACCACGGTGAAGGATGTTGAAGGCGCATAAGGAACAGCAATGTTAGTGTCTGAACCATTAACGGTTACCTCTCCAACGCCTGATGCCATTTTAATACGACGATCCAAAAGAATCTTAAAGTTTCGAGAAGTATCTTTCTGAGAATCTTCAAAGAGAATAAACTCCAGACAAACAATCGAACCCCGTAAGACAACCATGTAGAGCTTATTCTGAATAAACTCTATGGATAAAATCTGGGCATCCTTATCCCCTGTCTCATAGGTGAACCATGCTGACTGAACCTTCTGTTGGTTATCAGCCGTATAATATTTATAGATAAACAGCTTAGCTTTATCTGTGACTGCTGTCGGATTGTCATCAGTAAGAACCGCAAGTACATCTTCAGAAGGACACACAGCCATATCAATCACATTGCCTTTGATATACTTAGGAATGTGACTGGTAATATCTTTAGCATCTAAGCTATCTACCTGATCTTTCGATAAGAAATATTCAGAGACACCACTAAAGTCAGTCCTTGGGAACGCAAAGAACACAGATGTTCCTGAAAGGATTGGAGGACAGGTTGTACCACTAGCAAAGGCAGTAGTAGGAGTGATGTTAACTGTCTTGGGGGAGAGGTAGGAATCTCCCTGTAAAGCAAACTGTTGGTTATCAGAGAAGAGAACCAGCCTGTCTGCAAAAGTATGGGCAGTATGCAGCTTAGTTACTCTCTCGGTAGCTGCAGAGACATCAATAGGTGAAGTGTCTAAGAATGCAGCTACAGTTGTTCTGAAGAAATTAAAGTATTCACCTGACTCGCTCAGGATTACGTTACGATCAGCTAAGAATCCAAAGCGGTTCTTGAACAGAAAGATATCGGTTAGCCTGCGTCCTACAAAAGAGGGCATGGGGTTGGTGTAGTTATCCCCTGCTCCTCTCTCATCCCATGCTCTGTGTGCTAACTCAAAGTATTTCGTACCATCTGGTTTAAACTTTCGAGTTAGTGTAACAGGCATTGACCTTGGGTTAATCGAAACCGTTGTATCAAAACCCTGACATTCGATCCAACGTCCCCTACTCAACTCCTCGGCATCCTCGTTATCGGCAACAAATTTTAAGTAGTAATCATCAGCAGCTTCTCTCGCATTGCCAACCACCCTGACTACATGACCGTGCCTGCAGATATCAGGAAGCTTGGCCTGTTCCGCAACTTCATAATAAGTCAGGTCTAAGCCAGCGTCTCCTAAGTCATCGCTAACAGAGATGGGAAAGGGAAGGTCATCATCGGAGCGACGAATCGCAATGGTACTTCCCTTCTGCTCAACGATCCAATCTTGAACATCATCGAGTACACGCTCTGTAGGCGCACTTAGTTTTTGAAGAATCTTTGTGGCTCCTGTTACAGCAGATGTTTCTAAGTCAGCAGCGCGATACGTCAGTCCCAGTCCTGCTTCCTTTTGTTTCAGTCGCTTGTCGGCATCCCCTTCATACGAAGATAACTTCCTGCCATCAGCCCGTTGAAGGTTGGCTTGATTGCCTCCTGCCCCATCATTAGAAACTAACCAAACTCCTTCAGCAATTCTCATGTTGCTGGACAACATTTCAGCGATACGCTCTGTACCGACAGCGGTTTGGTCTGCGTCCCCTATCCATTTAGGAGAACGATAGAAGTACTCACCATCGTAAAGGTCAGTAGAAGACCCCGTTCCTAAACCAGTTGTTACTCCTGTACCAGTAGCTCCCGCTGTGATTGCCCTGCCTCTTTTCTTTAAACGGTCTTCAGTTGTAGAGTCAGGCGTGGAGGGAGACATCAGCCCAATCTTCATGTACTGACGCAAAGAATCATGAACGGAATCAGTTATTTGTTTGTAGTAACCTGTCTCCCTAACAATATAGTCCATACCCCAAGGCATTTCCCACCTACCATACTCATAAGTATCTCGGTTTTTCTTGAAGCCCCAGTTTTGTTTTTTGGGATGCGTCACTTTGCCTAGCTCTGTCTCTAGGAAAAAGTTAGATTCAGCGGAGAGGCTGGATGAGTCATAGTTATCGTCACCAGCTATACGACCTTGGTCATCACAAAGTACAACCTCCCACTCACCTCCTGCTGCTGACCCTGCTAAATGTTCCTTAAGATGTCCTACGGTAGTGCGATTAGAAAGATAACCGGGAACACCCTTGGCCCAGTAAAAGTTAATCCAAATGAAAAGCTTTCGATAAGTTTTATCATAGTGAATGGCTACAAACTTAGAATCCTTCTTTTCATCCTTATGAAATCCACCTTCAGTTTTCATGTAGGCATTAAGCTTAATGCCTTTTAGCTCCCTACGAAGGTCTTGCTTAGATGATTCTAACCAAGTACCTCCATTGTCATTTGGCAGTAGATCATAATGCTGGGTTCCCCAGTCAGCAAAAACTTGAGACACTCCATCAGTTGCTTGATAACCGTAAGCAAATCTAAAATTTTGAAGTAATCGAATCTTTAAGCTGTTCCCGAACCCCGCTTTCTTGTGTTGAATCCTACAGATAGGACGAGCAACTGCAGTAGACGTAGCGGTAGCATTTCCATAGAGCAGCGTGTACCCCTTGGTTGCCGCTGCTCCTCTCTCTTCAGCCTGAACAGCTTCAACGGCATCAGAGCCAATTTTGATACGGTAGTTCTTATTGTAGTCTGCTTGCCTAACGGTAACGAAAGCTTCGAATCTTTCATGGTGAGGAGACCAGTTAGACTCCCTGACATGGACTGTCTTGTTAATGAGGAAGGTAGTATCTCCTATTGTCTTAGCCTTAAGGTCAGCCGAAGGATTAGTAATGTCTAAAAGATATCTATAAGGATTAGCAATGTTATCGCTGGCTTCAACAGGACACTCTACTCCTGTGTTCAGATCATAAACGAATGGCCCTGCACCCGTAACTCCTCCAATGGCTTTACAGGTTCCACCGGGATCACCGAATTGAACAATCTTATTAGAAGTTCTGTAATCAGTTTCAAGAAATTGTCGCGCTGCATTTGAGTTAACAATCGTGGCCCATCCTCTTAATTGGCAGCGGTTGTTAGAGGTATCATCATAGATTATACCTGTGGTATCTAATGCCTCTGCACAGGTAATCTCCGTTGCTGTAGTGCTGACTACAATGGCACGGGGATTGGTAGCCGCACCGCCGATTTTTAGTAGGCGACCAGCGACTAAGGTTGTGCAGTCAAAGGTTCCTGTCTGGCGAGTGAGTGTGTTGCCTGCAATAGAGAACTGAGAGTCATTTAAGTAGGCCCACCCCACTACCTCATTTACCTGAGACTCGCCTTTTGCAAACCTTTCCCCCCAAGTCTCATCAAAATGAAGGTGATCACCATCAACAAAAAAACCATGTTGCAATGCCTTAGCGTGGGGCCAAGAACCCTTGTGTTTTAACCAGAATTTATTGGCAAGCTCATTTGCTCTGAGGGTTTGGCCTGCTGTCCCTGAAGAAGTCAGGCTTTGTGTTTTGGTAGGTTGAAAGAGTTCAAGCTTATTGACTTGTCCCCAGTAAAAATAAGAGGAAGTGCCTTGCCAATTCTCAGAAGGCATCTCCACCAACTCTCCGACATCAAAGTTATGTCCCTTAGTACCGTCAAAGCGAAGGGTGATGACACCATCAAGCCAAGTTCCATCGTCAAGCTTCAGAGATTCAATAAGCATCCCAGCTTTGTACTCATCAGTAGATGTCCCCAAGGCTGGTGCAACTAACTCCGTAGTTCCTACGGTAATATTAGCGGTTGCGATCTTGGTAGCTTTGACCTTAAGCCACCTAGTACTCCCATCGACTGCCCCCATTGAATGAACAAAGTAAGAGATACCCTGCTCTAATCCAGTAGGAATCTCATCCCCGTAACTAAATTTAAGTAACTGAATCTTGTCATTTACGCTGAATTTATTCTCCGTGGATTCATAAGTTAAGGCATTGTTCTCTGTGCCTGCATTGATAACCCCGGTGATATCAACCTCTACGCCTTGGTTAACAACTACAGCATACTGCTCTGATGAATCTCGGTTTAGAAGATGAAGAAAACTTTTGGTACTGCTGGTAGCGTTAACTCCAATTTCAGCTATATGTTCTGTCGGAGGGCGTTTGGTTAGTCCCTTAACATGGGACGAATACGCATTGATCTGTTCAGCAGCCTGAGAGGGGAATCGTTGGGACTCCGCTTGTTGGCTTGCTCCCTGTGACAGGTTGGAAACGGCATACTTAACTACTGGCATTACTTAGACCCTATAGAGATTGCTTATTGGATTAACATTGGACGTAGCATTACGTGCAACGGTGTAATAAGCCAGAGAAGAATCAAAGATACTATAGTCAGCAGTATCACCTTCAACGGCAAGGAATGACAACCACGCATCTCGCTCTTCCTGAATTACAAATTGCAGTAATTGAGGGTCACCCACGTATCTCTGTGCGAAAATCCTAGCGGCTCTCATTGTTATGAAACGCCGTGCGTGTTCAGGCAACGAGGGTTCTCCTTCATCCCCCTGATCGAAGGCCACTTGGTAAACGATGGTAGCCTTTAGATCAGTCGTAAAGATATATGTTCCATCATACTTATCGTAAAGGAATCTACCTCTAACAATAGGATCAAGACTGGAGTATGCCCCCAACTTAGTATCTATTTGTAACGCATTATTAGGTGCAGCGATTCGCTGACTATATCTTAGGGTTGTTCCTGATGCGTTTGAAGCTGTTACGAAAGTAGTCTCATCGGTGATCGAGGCAACGGTGTTGCTGACGCTATCAATCGCAATGGCCTCTCCCTTTTCTAAAAAATGTTTGCTGTCAGCAGACCCACCGATAACTTTAGAGTTAACTGTGGTTGCTGGTTGATTGGGAATTTGACAGCCAAGGGTAGCTGTTCCCAGCGCAAGGGCTTCGTCAAAAAATCGGTTAAAGTGCCACCCCTCCGTTTGAACTGCCTTGTCAACTTCTTCTAAAACCTTCTCTGCTTCGTAAGCTTCGCCAGACGTTTGAAGGGTAGCCACACGTGACTGCCCTATGGTAGACAGCATTTGATTTACTGCCTCCAACTTAGATGTAAGTACTCCGTAAGCCATAATAAAAAGAAGGGCTACGTCCCCCCAACTCTCCAAGAGTTGTTGCCCTGCTCAGTAAGCGAGGGGACGCACCCAAATGTTACGTTAAGAAGTTACGTCAGCATCAGTCAACGCTTCAGGACGAGTACCGTCAGACCAAACAACAACAGACTCAGGGCGAAGAGGCCCGTGACCCATGCTGTACTTGGAGACGAAGAGATTACCTTGACGGTTAATCAAATACTCCGATTCCATTGTCATGTCCTGCAGCTTCAGCGTACCGAAACCACCCTTCTGGAATACAATGCCTGCAACGTGCGTGTAATCCATTGAGTAGTCGTTACCCGTACCAGAATCCCAGCGATTCTTCAGGAACGCTGCACCAGTTTGATCATCTCCCGGCAAGTGCATGGAGGTGAGCAGCGTGATACCTGCGATCTGACTTACAGTACCAGTAGCAATCGAACCCTGACCACCAATGTCTCTGTTAATCACAGAGCCAGTAATGATGTTGTCAGAATTGATCAGCGTGTAGTACTGCTCAGGGGTAACGATGGCATAGCGATCACTCGAAGGAACATCCTTCTCATCCAGCAACCGAGCCGATTCAAACAAGGCATTCCGCAACGCAGTAGCGTCAGGAGTATACCGTAGTTTGTTGATGGCATCCGAAGCAGAAGCAGAGTTCGCCTTCATGACGTTATCAACTTCACCCGCCACAGCATTACTGTAAACCACAGAACCTTTCTGGGTCATCCCCGGTATCCACTCATCTGCAGGGAGGAGGATCAACTTATCAGTTGCGTTTCCTGCGACTGCAGCGGCTTCCACGGTGGTTGCGTGATTCTTAGCACCTGTCTTAAGGGCGACTTTGAGTACGTTCTTATCGAACTGATTAGCCAAAGCCTCACCTAGCTGATGAGCGTAAGGAGCGCGAACGTCAAAATGAGACACCAACTCATCTATCGATGCAATGAATGTCGAAGACATTAACATCTTATCGATGTGAATCAGGGTTTCAGTTTGCTTGAACTTGTTCAGACCACCGCCGTCATTTGTACCTGTGCCGGGAAGTAAGTCGGAGTCAAGAATGTCCTGACCGGGACTGTAGTATCCTGCTGTCGCAGTACCAATGATGGGGAACTGTGCTGATTTACCTTTGCTGATCGTGCGGATCGTATGCAAAGGTTTCATGATATTCTTCTCATCGAAGACCGTCATTACCTCTCCCGCGAATTTCTTCAAGAAGAGAGCCGTTGAGTCGCCTGCGTGCTTATCAGCACCAACGCGACCTGCTACACCTGAACCAAATAGATTACCTGCATAGGTAGCCATATTATTTTACCTTTCGTTATACGTTATTAAACAACTAAACGATCATAGCACTCACTATGATCTAACTCACAACCCCTCTGGTTGCTTTCAAGTTGTCTGACGTATCAGGCTATTCAGCGTCCCCTTCGGGCAAATCTAGTGGCCCTGCTAACCATCCTTCAGGCAGAGTGACTCTGTTTTTAGAGAGTTCCCACTCTTTGCCCGTCCAATAGTAGACTCGGCCTTTGACATCTGGCCCTATACGAACCAGCGTGTCACTCGTCGGAATGAAGACTACTCTTTTTCCACTTGTCAAGCATCCGTTTGTTCCAAGCATCACGCAACTTGCGAGGCACAGCAGGAACAACCGTGGCTTTAACAGGTTCAGTAGCTTCATTCCATAGTAATCTCAGTATCTCTTTAAGAATCGTTATTAGTGCTGCTACCATTGGCTGCATCCAGTTTCTTGATGGTCAAACGAGAACCTGTATACCCAAGAGCAACCAGCGCAGTCATCACTAGGCCTACCACCTTAGTCATTGCGCTGTCATCCTCTAAAATACCTGATGAAGCTATGGCTCCTATGACTACAGCAGCCATACTCATATAAAACTCTGTAGATTTGTACCCCGGCTTCTTCTGCGAGGGGGACACTACAGGGACGGTTTGTTTTGTTTTTGGCATATCAACATTGATGTATGATTGGTAAATTACTTTTCCTTACGGTTGTTTGTGTTCACTTCCCCTAGCTTTAGCTCCACTTTCTTGCCCTGTACTCCAATAGTAATGGAGGGAAGAGGGATGTCTAGGGCCAAATAGGGTATCTTAAAGCTCACTCCTTTGGAGGAGACGTTAGCATCAGGGAGAACCCCGGCTGCTTTCCCTAAGCACAGGGAGGGGATGCCCCACTTGATGGTCTGCCCGAATAACGTGACGCTTGGGATAGGCTTCAAGCTTGCCCCAAAGGTCTCTGCTCTTGCAGTCGTTGCGAGCAACGCTACACCGATAGTTAATAGTATCTTCTTCATTACATTATGTCTGACATTTCCAGACGTTTCTCCACCATTGCGTGGAAAGCTTTATCTCCATTCTTATACAAAGGGTTTCTCATATCCTGTGTCATTTCATAAGTCGAACCGTACCCTGTAACTGGCGCAGCTTTACCTCCTTGGACTAAGGCAGGAGTGGGAGCAGTCTGAGCCTGTGAACTATACAGGGCGTAGAGTCCCTGAATTGCCAGCTTAGCTAGACCTACGTCTCTCCCTCCGACAGCGTTGTTAAAGGATTCCATCTCGTCTTCGCCTATGTTTTCACCAGCCCAGTCAGTCATCCGAGTGTAATTCTCCTCGCCTCCTGCCAGACCAAACAAAGAGTCTGCCTGCTTTTGGCTTAGGTGTTCTCGGCCTTCTATGAAAGAGTCTACAAGCTCCTTTGAGATGCCTTTCTTAGCGAGTTCCTTGTAGGACTCATCACCAATAGACCCATTATTTTTGAGGTATTCTTCCTCATATTTTTCTAGGTCTGAGGGTGTAACGAGTCCCTGTTCCTCGGCCTGCCTAGAAGAAAGTTTTTTCTCAAGTTGCCCATAAGCTTTGGCAAGCTCTTCAGGATGGGTAAACTTATCGGGAAGCCAGTCTGGTTTCTCGCTTTCTTCTTGTTGTTGTACCTCTTGCGGCTCTTCAGCTTCCGCTTGTTGAGCCTCAAGTTGGGGGTCATCTGCTGGAGTCTCTTGATCTCCGATTACTACTCTTTCCATGTTTTAATAGGTTATTGCTGCATCTGCTGACCAACGGCACTCGCCATTTGCTGCAGTTTTTCTGGGTCTTCTTGTGCCATCTTGCCTGCTGCATTGGCAACATTCGGTGCGACTTGTTGAGCCATCATCTGAGCTTGTTGTTGCTGCTGTTCAGCTTGTATCTGCTCCTGATCTTTAACTAATCCTTCAGTATCTATCCCCAAGGACGTAGCTCGTCGCTTTAAATAATCTCCTAAATCTATGTAAGTCTTGAAGTCATCTCCCAATAGCTGGGCCACTCCTTGAATAAACATATCCAATTTGTTTAGATCATGACCTCGACCAAGGGCTTCCAGCCCTGTGACGATTGTAGGTTTGACAATCTTTTTAGGAAGAGCAGGCAGACGGCCTCCCTTCTCCATCCTTGCCATCAATCTATTGACTAAAGGCATCTGAAACTCTTGAGCAAGGATCGAATAGACACCACCGAGGACATCCTCTAGCTCCTGTGCCATGAACCTTATCTCTTCAGCGGTAACTCGCTCGCCTTTCCTTTGAATGGCGGTGTTCATCAAGAAGGCAAACCCAAGGCGTTCCTTGATTTGATTCATCGTTTCTTGAGCCACCTTGAAATCAGCGTGTTTCTGCATCTGCAAAACCGTGACATCATCTGCATTGCCTTGAACAATAGCCCCGTTAGGAGCAGAAGCCAGAGTGCGTCCACGTGTGGTTCCATTGGGACTAACTAAGAATAAGACTTTAGCAGCCGCCGCTGAACCCTCAACGATGGCTTGGGTTAAACCTTCAAGAGATTGAAGGTCTCCGAGATACTCCTCAATGAAACTCCTTCCGTAATCATCGTTCTCAATTCGAGTATATCGCAGAGGAATCCAAGGGTTTTTATCTAGGGGATACTCACCATAGGCCTCATCGATTTCTATGTCAGCCACTTGTTGACGGGCTACCCACTTTCCTTTTTCCCTTGAAATACCTGTGTAAACGTCCACTTCTTTTCGACCGTGAGCATCCTTCTGTGTCTCATCGACAGCATCTACTTGCGCTCGAATGTTGTCAGGAAGGACATCAGGATCGATAGATTCTTTAACGATAATGGACTGAACATTACCCATTGGGTCACGCTTACAAACGTACCTGTCTAGGTTGAAAACTCTAACTCCACCTTTGTCTGGGACATACAGCAGGACATTACCCGCCACAATCAGTTGCTTTAAGGCCTCAAATACCCCCACTCGGACGGCACTTGTCTCAACCTCAGCTTGAACAGCACGCTCAATCTCAGCTAAAGCTTTCTCCAATTCTGTCTTTAACTCTGGGTCTGCCTGTCCTTCCGAAGCTTTGTCATACTCATACTTGTCTATGACTAATCTAAAGAAGGGGGAGTTGGGAGGGAGTAAAGCCAGCAGAAGTTTGGAGGCTAGATTATTGACGCCCCGCGCCCCAACGCCTTGGAATGGGGTCACATAGGTGGTGTTAGGGCCGGGGCTATTCGGAGGAACGAGGTAGGGAATGGTCAACTCCGCACAATCTCTCGCTCTCCGTAAAAACGATTCACGCTCACCTTCGCAAGCGTTGTAGTAAGCTTTTAATTGACTGTCGAGCATCAGCTATACTGTGAAGGTGAGTAGGCTCCAACGCCTCCCGTGCCTGTATTTACCCCTTGGGGACGGGAGATCGTTAAATCTTTAGCTGAAGTACCCCGGCGGCGAGTGCCTCCTTTCTTACTGGCTACTTGGGTTTTAGGTTTCAGGTCTACACGGCTCTGCTTGGCCTGCTGTAGGGCTGATAACATTAAGGCTTTCGGTTTCTGAACCGTAGGGCTACTCATGCACATTGTGATGTTCCTCGTATATACTTGTAAGTGTTCTAACTACAGAGATTTGACCCTGTTTATGCTTTATGTCCTTTATGTCCTCATCATCGGGCATCCGATCAGGGAACGCCCCTTTCAGCCACACGATAAGCTCCTCTGGTACGGGAGGCAACTTCTCGTTAGCAAAATTAAGGGGTAAGTCAAGCGGATTCGCCATGCAAGTCTAAAGTGTGTAGCATTTTCTCGACAGCATCCTTTAGCTTGTCGCGGGTTTTATCATTGTCCAAGACATAATCATAATTAGGGTAATCATCGAGAGCAGTCTCCGAGGCATGATCATCGATCCCGTTGGGGTAAGTATCATACACATCGACTCGTCGGACAACCCGAATCATCTTCCCGCCTAACTCCTTGATAAGATCAGCCTCATTAGGAAACCTAACATCTGTTACAAACAGAATATCATAGTGTCCTTTGCTGGCCTCTATGATTCCTCTCATCTTCTTGAGCCAATACAAATCACCGCACAGGTTCCTCCTGAAATCACTACCCCATACCTGAAGGAGTGTCCTGAAGTCTTCCTTGTGTTCTTCAATGTGATCTACTCTGAACCCTGTTATCTCTGATACCTCGTGCTTGACGAGATCACCGAAGGCAACTCGGCCTACTCTTTGCAGCGTTTCCATCGAGCTTACTCGTAAGGATCGCTCCGCACATATATCACGGGCAGTACTAAAGACAGTATCTTTCCCGCTCTGTTTCTTTCCGGCTAATGCAATAATATTCATGGGTTCCAATGCTTTATCTCTCCGCTTCTCATGTTATAATTTTCAGTTCTTAGTATCCTCGCAAGCCTAGCCTGAACTAAGGCGTCTTCCTCAGATAAATTTTTTCGACCAAAACTATTGACCACTTTCTCCCAGCTTGTGGGAGCAGTATCAGCATCTAATATACTACGGGCTGTCTTAGGCCCAACGCCGGGACACCCTGCGTAGCCATCAGTAGCATCTCCGCACAGGGCTTGGAAGAGGTGGAAGTCATCGGCATACTCTTTGGTAATCTCTCGGACTCCTCGATCCACCTTGCCCGGATTCCACAGGTTACAGGGGATGGTCTGCATATCCTTATCGGTACTGACTATAATCTTTTTTGAACCTACCTCATACATAGGGTCAGTTGCCCAGATTCCTAACAAGTCATCGGCCTCTAGGTTATCCACCACAGTCGCTCGCCACTTTACCATGAGGTGTTCACGTAATGCACCTAGGCCTATAGGTTTCCTTGACTTCTTACGTGATGCCTTATAGCTGGGGTCGATGTCTCTTCTAAAGCATTCCTTATGGGAAAGGGCAACGCGAACCTTCTGAGCATCCAGAGCAAGGACACAAGCTTTGATCGCTGAGTCCATTACTTTGCAGGCTATAGCCACATCAGTATGCAGCGTCCACATATCGTCTCCCCAATCGATTGGAGTCTCAGAACCAGCGGCGTGTTTGTAGGCGTATATATCGCCGTCAAGTAGAAGGGTGGTCGGTTTTTTGCTCATGTAATAAATTGTTTATGAAGCCATTCAAAGACTTTGGGGTTGTGCTTCCACACAGTACACAAACCCGTGGACAGGCGTGTGGTACTCTCCTCTTCGTTGGTAGAATCATCAATGCCCATCACATGGTTCACCGCATGGATTAACTCATGTAAGAAGGTATCTGCTGTAGTCCCTTTAGGGTAACCCTTCACCATCTGGATGATACATTTATTAAGATCAACGCTTCCATGCACATCACCTGTGGAGACCCATTCTACCTTAAACTCTTGGTTAAGGACGGTAATCTTAGTGGGCCTCCTTAAGTAAGTGCCATGCGTCTTTATATTTTTCATACTTATGGGGTCTTTCTTTGTGGATGATTACCCACTTTCTTTCTAATTCATTCCAAGGTATAACATAGGTGGATTCAGTAGGAACAACGTGAGCAAGGAGGACAGAGTATCCACCTACCTTGTCCCCCGCATGAATCCTATAGTAACCTTTCTCACAATGCTCTACTGACCTAACCTGAACGGTGTTTACCACTCCATCATACTCCGTAATAAAATCGTAGCTAGTGGACAAGATGGGGTCTGATATACTGAAGCCCTGCTTTATTAAAATTGATTTCATCATTAACTCTACAGCTATGCCTGCTACCTCATGCCTAGTGTGTTTCTGCCCATGTGGAACCAGCCCTAGCCTCACCGTCAAGGGGACATTTAAATCCGAGAGTTGTTCCGGCTTGTCTGATGGCATTGACTGACTCCTTAGTAATCAAGTCAACGTGCTGGGGCTTGGCTTCAAGCTGAAACTCATCGTGAACATGAGCAACAAAACCATAGTCCTCTCCATGTTCCAGACCCGCATCTGTTAACTTTTCGTATAGGTGAACGGTAGCCTGCTTCATAACTATAGCCCCCGCACCTTGTAATAAACAATTCAATGCGGAGTGTGCGCTACGAATGTATAGTCGCCGCCCGTCTAGCCCTTTCAACCACTCTCTTGCGCTCAACGCATTGGAGATGCAAGCCTTAAGTGAGGCTAGAGCCGGGAGCCTTTGTAAAAAGGTTTCTTTAATGGCTCGTCCAGCACCTCGCCCCTTGCCAATGATCTTTCCAATCTTCTCGTCGCCTGCTCCATAGAGGAAGGCGTAAATAAACGTCTTCGCTGCATCTCTTGTAGGTAGCCCTGCAGCATTCTGGTTAACTGTATGTATATCTTCTTGTAGTATCTTATTGGCATAGTCTCCTCCATCATAGGGGTGAAGGTAATGTGCGAGGCAACGTAGCTCTAAGCCAGAGGCATCGCAACCTATGAGAGTGGCTCCCTCTGTAGCCTTGAATAACGCACGGCATTCCTCCCCATAGGGAGAGCCAGCGCGAGGCACTTGGGCCATGTTAGGGCGAGAGTGTGTGCAGCGGCCTGTTACGGCTCCATTGGTATTGATTCTACCATACATCCTCCCACCTTTCTCAGAGGTCAGCCATGCCTGTCTACCTTCAGCTACCTGACCCATACGTTTCACAAGCATGAGGAATTCCTTCAGCATCTTGACCGAAGGATGATCGATCTTAATCGCGGATAGCACAGCCTCATCTACTTTAGGTTTACCTTCCTCCGTAAAGACTGAAGGCTCCCAGCCTAATCGCTGTAACCTATCGGCTATATGATCACGGGAACCGGGGTTGAAGGGGATAGCTTTGGTTTTGTTTGGCCCTTTAGTTATCTCCTTGGCCTTATGTCCTGCAGCTAACGCCTCTTTCTTAGTGTCGAAGAGGTCATCCCCTGCCTTCCAGAAGGTAGACTTCATGATTAGAGTGTCAGGGAGAAACATCGTCTGAAGCTCATCATTCAACTCAATCTTTCGCTGGCTTAGCCTGACGTACAGATTGGTTGCAGCCTTTACGTCAAACCTAAACCCATGACTCATCATCATCTGCATAATAGAAGCAAAGTGATGTTCAAGGGTGATGCTTTGGGCATCCCAATCTTCTTCAACTAAACTCTGGTATAACCGAAAGGTAACCTCGGTATCCTTGATACAATAGCACAGCATCTCTTCGCTGTAGTGATCGTAGCCATGATCTTCGAGGTAAGTTCCTTTCAGCATACCTAGACGATACCCCCACGCCTTGAGCGACTGTGAACCTACAAGTCTCGGTGAAATGTAGGCTGACTTCGTATTTCTCATACGGTCATTGTCTGATATGGTTGTATGTATCAACCGAGCCATCACCAAGGTATCTGTAACCTTGGGAAGCAACCGATTGTGATCAATCAAATTCAGTTGCTCAAGAGCGGGGATATCAAAATCAATAATGTTGTGACCTATGATCTCATCGTGTGATAGTAGGAAGTCTACTCCCTCTTTGATTTCACTAGGCCCAAAGGTTGATACTTCACCTGTCTCTACATTGCGACAGACTATACACCAAACGGTGGTCAACGAATCAAGGAGGCCGTCAGTTTCAATATCAAATATTGTTCTCTTCATGTCCCTCCTCCTCTCCAAAATCTACAGCCTCGTGTAGCCTCCCTGTTTGGTCATCAAACTCTAGCGTAGTTGCCACTCCATTCTTTCCGCACCAGCGATTCTTTAGCACACGTATTGTAGTGAACTTGGCAGTCGCAGGGTCTTGTTGGTCACGCTCCAAGCCAAGCACCATGTCAGATAGCTGAGCAATACCAGCACTACCTCGTAGCTGAGCCAGCGTTGTCCTTGCACCCTCTTCATGACCCTTGCCTTCAGGTCTCTTCAAGTGACTGACAATAACCAACGAGCATCTCAACTCCTCCACTAATGAGCGCAGCTTGGTCATAGTGTTGTCAATCATGCGGCGTTCATCCCCTCCCTCCATGCCAGACACAACTATAGAGAGATGGTCGAGAAAAATTATGCGGCAATCAAGTGCCGTGATTAAATATCTAATTTTCTGTAATAGATTCTCTTCACCTAGTGATCCCCAATGATCATAAGTAAAGTAGCGGCCTGAACCTACAGTAGCATCAAAAGCCGCTTTAAGTTCTGCCTCCTCAACTTCAGAGGGATCGAGGTAAATGGGTTTATTCATATAGATACCCATAATACCGAGCGCGGTACGTTTAGTGGACTCTTCGAGGGCGATATAGCCTACAGAGTGTCCATCCATGATCAAATGATGGGCAACCTCCTTACATATACTTGACTTGCCGATACCTGACCCAGAACAGAGCGTGGTAATCTCGCCTGCTCTTAGGCCCATCGTCATATCGTTGAGGCTCCCCCAAGGATACATATAGGTGGTAGTCTGCTCTACCTTCGTTAAGTCATCCCATAGGTCTGTCCCAGCGACGATCCCATCAGGTCTCCAAGGCTTCGCATTCCA